AGCTCAGTCTGAAAACCCACCGGTTCAAGTGGAGGCTTCTTGGACTAATTTAAGTTCTTCTTATCCTAGTCAAGTCGAATTTGAAGAGGGAGGTTACTCTCATTTTAAGTCTGTAAGTGCAGGAGTAACTAGCGTTTTAAGTAATGCTATTTACTATCAATCAGATAGTGTCCGAGCTCGAGTAAGACACACCTCTGGACCTAATACTTCTTGGAGTGATTGATCAAATAATGTTAACATACTTACTTCCACATAAAATTATGGCTATATCAACTTCAAATTTTACTCTAGATGACGTGTATAATGAGTTTGGTAATAATACTCAGCCCACGCACAATTCTTTTAGTGTAATACATAATAAAGTATTTGGTAATTTTGGGGAGGGGGCTAGAATTGGTAGTTTTTCAGGACTTAGTAAGCCTATAGTTTCTTCATTTTCTACATCAATAGGTGTGGGGGAGATAGATGTTTTTACCACTATAAAGACCGGGGGATTAAATGCAGAAGTTTTTATAGAGTACCAAATAGAGGAGATAGGGGAGAATCCTTTTGAGGGCGCAAATGCTATTAATAGGACATCTATACAACACATAGGTGTTGGAGATGCTGTTAGTTACGACATTACTCTTAATTTGTCCGAGAATACAACTTATTGAGTTAGAGTAAGGGCAGCTAATAGTTTTAATAATGCTGTAACTACAGAATTTAATGATTGAACAGCTTCTCAGGCGGCGAATGTTACTACTGGTCAAACCCCTCTTGCTAATGTAGATCTAATCTACGCTAAGTATAAAAATGATACAATGTATTTAGAGTGGAATTATGATGATAGTGCTGATCAATTTGAGGTTCAGTATGCGGATGACCAGACCCCTCCTTGAGAGGATAGTAGTATTTCTGGCTCTCCACAAAACTGAGGTACTACTACAAACCCTAAAACCGGGCAATTCGAGCCATCATCACCGGTAAATTACGCCAATGATTTGCAAGCTAGGATTAGAGCGGTAGATACATCTGGATCTAATGAATCTTCGTGGGTTTTATTTATTCCCCAAGAGTTATATTTTGCACCTCTTTCAAGATCTTTGTCGCAACCGGATCCTTATGATAATGAAGTGATCGGTACCTGGACAAATAATGAAACTTTAGATATTGAAGTACAGTGGCAATTATTTTCAGGAGGTTCTTGATCAAACGATGGATCCATTATTACATTATCTCCCTCCACTACACAAATAACTAGCAATTACTCAGATGGGCAAGAAATAAGATTTTTAATCAGATATGTTAATGGGAGTAATCTAGGTGAGTGGGGTGCGAGCAATTCAATTACTATGGACGTCTCCCTAAATCCACACCCTATAAATCTAGTCGCGTCTGGTGGCGCGGGAAGTTCAGTATTACTAGATTGGGACGAGCCAGAAGCGGGCACACCTGATTATTATCAAATTGAATTTGATGATGGGACTGCAACTGGATATGTTGTTTTAGAGAGTAGTTGAAGTAGCTCAAATTATATCCACCAAGCCCCTGAAGATGAGGGTCTACAGTATAGAGTTAGGTCTTATTATTCTTCTACGGGGTTTAGTGGTTGAGTATATTCTAATATTTTTGATAATAGTAGTTCAGGCGGTGGCGGGGGATCTGGCGGGCCGGACAATTTAAGCGCCTCACAAATAACTTATGAAGACCCTCTACAAGTAGAGGCAACGTGAGACAATACTTCTACAGCAAGTTTATCTATAGAATGAATAATAAACAGCGTAGCGGAACCTGAAAAAGGATTAACCTCTAATACAACCTCAGATATCTTGTTTTACCAATTTAGTAATGGAGATAACGTGCAATGTAGGGTTAGATATACAAGCGGGGACACTACATGAAGTGACCTTAGCAATAATGTTACAGTTTTTGAGCAAATATAAAATAATTTAAAATAAAGTAAAATGTATAACATAAAAATAAAAAAACTAAAATTAAAAGAAAGTGAAACCCTAGATAGTATTATAGATAGGGTTGAAATCAACGTAGAGATTCTAGGCGAGAGTTTTTGACAATCAATAAGTTTACCAGAGCCTGACCCTAATGACTTTATACCTCTAACAGAGATTACTGACGAGGTAATCAAGTCTTGAGTTTGAGATAACTTGGACCTTGATAATATAGATAGTATGCTTTTGGGCAGAGAGGTAGATAAAGCCTCTACCGCTATTAAGACAACAAATCCTGAAACATCCACGAGCTCTTATACAGTAAAAGAACATATAAAACAATGGAAAATAGATAAATCATACGTCGTTGATGATCTTTGTTACTATGAGTGAGAGGAAGAAGTCAACACTACGGACCCCGAAACCGGTGACCCGATGACAGTTACAACTGATAAGAAAAAGTTTTACCGGGTAATTCAGGCCCACACTTCACAAGCTGGTTGGACACCGAAAGACACAGCGGCCCTGTTTACAGAAATAAAGTACTTTGGAAATGAGGATGTTGTGGGATATCCGGAATGGCAACAACCTCAAGGAGCTCACGATGCTTATCCAATAGGTAGTATTGTGGAGCACAATGGGACCATATACGAGGCCGATGTTGATGCTAACGTTTGAGAGCCTCCTACACAGTGGAGCGAATATACTGAACCAGTCACATACCCGTCGTGAGAGGGTGGGATTAGCTACACCTCCGCAGATATAGTTGAATATGGTGGAGAAAATTATATAGCCTTGTCCAATCATACGTCAGTAGAGGGTGAGACTCCTGATATAGAGACTTCCCTTTGAAGCGTTTATACGGAGGGCTCTTCAAATGCATGAGCTGCGGGAACTTCTTACGTAGTAGATGATGTTGTAACTTATAATGGGACAGAATATACTTGTGTACAAGCTCATACCTCACAAGTAGGATGAGAGCCTAGTAATGTTCCCAGCCTTTGAAGCGCAGTCTAACCCTAAATACTCTTTAATAAGGCTCTCCTCAAAAAGGGGAGCCTTTTTTGTTTTAAACTGTCCTAAAAACTAGACAATACCCTTTATTTTTTATAGATTAAACTAAAATGACAACCCCAATAACCCTATTATAAAATGCCGGTTTGAAGTAACTTATTAGAAATTATACAAAAATTTACCTTTAAAAACATCCTTATTGTACTCTTATTATGTGTTATTGGGTTAGGTACCTTTTGAACGTATAAAAAAATTCACACACTACAATTTACAATCGAGGAAGCTATGACTACTCGAGATAAATATTTTGAAGAGTTTGGAGTAGACGAATTGAGCGATGATCTTTTAATAAGAGACATACTAACTGAAACTCGCTTAAAATTTAAAGCAAACGAAGTTTCTCTTTGAGGATATCACAACGGGGTAAAAATTGGACCATTTCCCTTTAAAAAGATATCCTTATTAGATGAGAGTGTGGGTACTGGAGATGCTAGATTGGCTACCAATTATCAAAGTGTTCCATTAAACTTATTTATACCCATCACAGTTGATCTATGACAGTTGGAAGAGGGTGGAATGTCTTTAACGATAGAACATGCTAAAGAAAAGTACCCAAACGTATATTATGAAATGATACAGAACGGATACGGATATCAATTTATATACCCGATAAAAATAAAAGGATATGACCCACCTATTGGTCTTTTTGTAGTTAACTTAGATCAATTAAGAACGAGGGACTTAATAAAAACAAACCCACTGACCAAAGTGGATTTTGAAGATTATATTTTTCAACAAGCCAAAAGGGTGGAATTGATTTTCAATGCACAATACACTAGATTAAATAGTAGACAATAACTAACACGGAGATAGATAAAATTTATGGCACAAAAAGATAAGCCTAGTGATGTTCTAAACAGGTATCGGGTTTTCCCAAGATTATTTGCATTGATTTTTCTAGTTCTTCTTTGAACAGTAAGCGCATGATTTATGGGCCTGCCTTCTCCGGGTGTCGAGCAAGCAGGGTTTGCGTCAACAATGGTTGCTACTGCTGCGGCTATGTTTCGTTTTTATGTAAACAGTGGTCCAAATTCTAGCAAAGCAACCACAGGGAATGAATAAGAATTATAAAAATAAATTATGAATAAAACAATCACGGGAATTCTAACTGGGATCATTATCATCCTAATTAGTTTTCTACTTTACACAGAGTATTTCAAAGTTCCTAAACTGGAAAAGGAGTTAAATGAATGAAAAAATGCTCCAACCAAAATAGATACACAATATGTTCAGGGCGAAACAGATACACTCTGAATAGCAAAAACAGATACAGTCTATGAAACGATATCAAAAGATCCAGTGCTTACCTCAGATGTCGACACAGCTCCTAAAAAAACCTATGAAACAGCTATAGGGGATTCTTTACTAAAAGGAACCATATATAATACTGTTATTGGTGATGGGTATTTAGCAGACGCTAATTTGACCTATTCATTTAAAAAACCTATATATACCTCTATGAGAGTAGATACTATATATGAGACAACGACTAGAACAGTATTAAAATTTGTACCTGAACAACGCCCTATGAGATTGCAGGTGGGTGGTATGTTAGGAGCTTCCCCGGACGGAACTATTCATTGAGGGCCAAGTGTTGGGTTACTAAATAAGAAAGATCACTCTTTTACTTATTCTTATGATGTAGCTAATAAAGGCCACTTTGTTACCTATCGTAGAACAATTCGATTCCCAAAAATAGACCTAAACCCATTTAACTAATGGCCGGAAGAGACTGGACTGAGAACCGTGTGATCGGTATAGACATTAAATTATTTGTGGCAATCATCTTATTGGTGGCAAGCACTGTGGGAGGATTTTATTATGTTATGGGCGAAATTGAGAAGGCAAAACAATTACCAGCCCCCGGTACTGGACAGTACTCGATAGACCGTACTGATCCTAACGCCATAGGGACTTGACCTCCTACTAAAATAGAGTACCAAATGAAGGACCAAACTTCTAGACAAACACTCCAACAATTACAAGAGAGAGTAGAGCAACTAGAAGAAAAAGTAGATAGAATAGAACAACAACAATAAATAAAAATAAATAAAAATGAAACAGATAATATTAGCTGTCATTCTTTTATTTTCATCTATGTCAATTTTCGTAGAGCAGGATGTACCATTCCTTACTACAAAAAATTATGATGAACACGTCTCTCAAGACGGTGTAGTTGCAGTAGAGTTTTGAGCCGAATGGAATTCAGAAGAATCTTATAATCTTTGTGATTTAGAAAACGTCAAAGCTTATAGAGTTGACGTAGATGAAGAGTACATGCTTGTTTCCAGATTCAGTGTCAACAATGTGCCTACCCTTTTTATATATAAAGACGGTATATTGCGACATAAAGAAACTAGCGATGTCACTTTTGAAAAGAGGGCACACATAGATTTACTTCAAGATATAATAAATAACTTAAATAAAACGGAAAAATAATGCACCTAGAAGTACAACGGTTCTCATCTGCAGAAGATGATACCTTAGGTAATTTATTTATAAGCGATTCTTTATATAAATGGCTATGTTTTACCTTAGAAGACCAGAAGCAAACTAAAAAAGTATACGGTGAGACCAGAATACCTCCAGGGACTTATGAAATAAAGTTAAAAAAAGTAGGAGGTTTTCATAATAGATATTTAAAACAATATGGTAGCGACTGGCATAAAGGAATGCTCCACATACAGAATGTACCAGGGTTTACAGATATCCTAATTCATAAAGGAAACGATGACGAAGATACTGCTGGATGTTTATTATTAGGCGAAGACGCAAAAGGTAACTTTAATAAGAAAGGCGGGGTAGTAAGTTCAAAAAGCGCTTATGATAGAATTTACCCAATAATAAGAGATAAATTATTATCTGGCGAGCGTGTAAGAATACGATACCGTAATTTAGATACTCTTTAAAAAAATTAAAGTTTTATTTGCAAAAAATACCTAAGATTCGTAATTTAGGTCTAATCAAATAACGTAAATAATCAACACATGATATTAAAAAACTTCGAAGTAGAAAATATCTATAACATCTTGCAACAAGATATAGTAGATGCTCAAGAGATAAAGGATATTAAAGTAAAGTTCCGAATAGCGAAAATACTTCGTGTCCTTTCCAGTCCCTTAGAGGACTTCCAGAAAACGCGGAATGAGCTCATACAGGAACATGCTGAGAAGGACGAAGAAGGTAATATGATCCGCCCCACAGATAAAGAAGGCAAGCCTATTGAGGATCAAGTAAGAATATCTAACCAAAAAGAGTTTAATAAAAAACTTATTGTGCTCTCACAAGAAGATAACGAGCTAGAGTTGGGTACATCACTTTCTATTGATGACTTGGCAAATTCAGAGATAGATCTTGATGTGTATAAACTCTCAGTTCTTGAAAAACTACTAGATAGCGAATAACAGGAGGTGATTACTTTCCGGGGAAGGGTTTATAACTCTTCTCCTTATTTATACCACTGCAAACCCCATTGGTGAGGGGGCCGGTCTTTAAGATATGATTGAAAACTTAAGCAAAATAGAGAAGGGAGAGTACGGTTGTTTTGTATTAACTACAAAGTTAATAAAACGCGGTTATAGTGTTTATAGACCCGTACTTGAAAATACAAAAGTAGATATTATCGCTGAAAAAGATAACGTATACTATAGAATACAAGTTAAAACTGTCCAAACTCAGTCCCCCTCTTATAAGCTGATACCTGTGCGAAAGTTAGGGCACTCTAAAACAAAACATAAGGTGTCTAGATACACCAAAGAAAGTATAGATTACTTTGTTGGAGTAGATATAGAAACCGAGGATTGTTATGTTTTACCTGTCGAATTTTCTTCAAAGTATAGAACAGGTGTTAGTGTAAATACTTGCGAAAGGTATAAGAATAATTTCAATCTTGAGGAGCCTTACGTCGGCGACGGTGTAAGTGAACAACAGAATATCGGTGAACCCTTAACAGGTAGGGCTGATGGCGATGCCGAGGCATAGGGAGTAAAGTTCCAGCCGTAGAGACTAGATGCTGTTGCATCTCTTTGAGATGAAGATATAGTCCAGACCACAAACAATATATTGGTAGTGAAAACTATAGTAGGTAAGCAAAACCGTGTGTCCCGGATTCCAACCCCGGGCTTGGGAGTTCGACTCTCTCCAGTGGTGCAACTCACCCAAGTATTATTATTTAAAGGCTCGCAGAACTGCGGGCCTTTTTAGTATGAGTTGACTTTTGGAACAGGCCTATGTATATTAAAGGGTCAAATTTAACTAAAAATAAAAGGAAATGAAAAAACTTGCTTCTTACAACTTTGATATAATAGACCATGTTATGTCAGGAGATCTAGAAAAGGTTGCTTCTGTTCTAGAAGGGCTTTCAGAGGATGTGAAAAACTCTACACTCCCCGATTTTAATGAACAGCAGGACCGAGACAGATCCGATTTTGCATTGGTCACCTATCACCCTGAGCAGGGCTATGTAAATAAATATGCTCACTACACGAAAGAACTTACTGAAGTATCTGCTGCTTTTTTAGCTAGCAAGAGAGATGAATTACCAGATGAGATTTTAAAAACAGCTTCAACTAATTTAAACCGTGCTTGTAAAAAATGGGGTATTCCCCTTCCTGAAGAACTTTCATCTTACAGTGAAAAAAGCGCGCAGTTTGTTGATCCAGTTATAAATTTAAATGATGTAGACTCTTTAGCCTATACCCTTAAGCTAGAAAAAAATGCGGAAGAGGATACCTACTTTGCTTTACCTTCCCAGGAAAAATATCCTATATCTACACCAGAACAAATAACACAGGCTCAAGAATATTTTGATAAGTATGCCAATGATCTTAGTGTTTCTGAAGCATTGGAATACGCTGTTAGCGTTAAAAAAGCATGCAAGCAAACCGGAGTAGATCTAAAATCTGAAAAGATCAACAAAATCGCAAATTTGGATTTCTCAACTTTTAACCCTAATTTTCAATCTCATTTAGGGGTACGTAAAAGCTATCTCTTGGACTCAGATACTGAAAAACGGGCAATGTATGACGAGCTGGAAAAACTAGCCACAAATTACGAACCTTCAAAAGTTGCTCAGGTTTTAGAGCAGATTGACTTGGAGACTGGCAATGATCAGCTGTGGGGAAGAAAAATAAGTAACCCACTATTAGCCGTTGGAATGCCGAAAGAGGCACAAGAAAGACCTACTTTAGAGGAACTTCAAGCACTAGATTCAGCTGACCTAATGGACATTGTTGGTAACGATACTATCTCTGCTCTAAAGGGCGAAGAAGGAGTAGACGTATATAAAACATTGCCGAGACCTATGAAGAAAGAAATAGACTTTTTATTAGGACTGTAACATGAACTGAATAGCTTTCATACTTATCTCTGCGGCTTTTATTTGATTATATTTACATGATCGAAAGCTAGACACTTTGGAGAAGCAAGACTTTAAATTTGATATTCATGTCCATGTTAATGGAACTGATTCAACAAAGGTCGGCACAATAAGCGAGTCTGGTGAGGTTACAACTAAGGAGCCCACCAAGAAACGCCGAAAAGTGGAGATACCTATGGAGTCTCTTGGAAAAAAGAAAACTGACAACTGATTAGAAAAAGAACCTAAAGACTCAAATTTTTAAATATGAAAGATAAAACATTAATTGGCCTAGATTGCGGCACGGGGAACTTTGTTGCATCAAGTGGAGCTGGAATAGAATTACAAAGAAATGCTTTTCTTAGTATCCCAAAAGCCATCACGACCAAACGACAACTTAAGCGTATGAATGTTCCTTATATAGAGTTGGACGATGACTTATTTATTGTAGGTCAAGACGCTTTTAACTATGCAAATATCTTTCCTTCTGCGGAATTAAGACGCCCTATGAAAGACGGGTTACTTAACCCTGCCGAGAAAGACGCCCTACCTGTTCTTAAACACATTGTAGGATCTCTTATAGGTGGTGGAGCCTCACCAGGCAGCGAAGTGGTTTACTGCGTTCCGGGGACACCTATAGATGTTGATCGCCAAGTCGATTACCATTCGGATGTTCTTAAACAAGTTATCGAATTCTATGGATTTAAAGCCCGTAGTATAAATGAAGCTGTTGCGTTAGGCTTTGCAGGACTAGCAGATGATAACTATACGGGAATTTCTATTTCTTTTGGAGCCGGCATGGCTAACATCGCTGTTATGTATATGGGGATTAGTGCTTTACAATTTGCTGTAAGTAAGAGCGGTGATTATATCGACTCACAAGTTGCGGCAGATTGTGGTATCTCAGTTGCCAAGGCTCAACAGATAAAAGAGAAAGGGGACTATTCTATTGCACCTGTAATGAATGCTAAGACTCGAGAACATAATGCGATAAAGAGTCATTACGGTGCCTTGATCCGTTATATTCTTGCTAACATTGCCGCGCAGTTTGAAGATGCTGATGATACTCCAACCTTTCCTGATCAAGTACCTATTGTTGTAGGAGGCGGGACTTCAATGGCAGAAGGCTTTATAGAATTGTTCCAAGAACAGTTTACACAAGATGACTTTCCTATCGATATCAGTGAAATTCGATTAGTAGAGGAGCCACTAACCGCGGTTGCCCGAGGTTGTCTGGAAGAAGCTAAATTAGGTGCAGAGGAAGACGAGCCCCAAGATGGATAATACAGAAGCCCTTTCACAGGAAGAATACTTAGAACCAGAAACTATAAGAATGCTTAGAGGAGAGGAAATTTCCTCTCTTCAAGTATTAAAAGATATTACCACAAAGATTGTAAAAAACACTGAAGCTGCTTTTGTAGATTTCTATGTTTTTGAAAATATTGTGCACGTTTTAAACGATATCGAGCCAGACACTGAAAAACTGGAAGGAACTACCCCAGCACAAATATGGTATGCTCTTTTAAGAATTTCAAAAATGCGCCCTGATTTTAAATTGGATCACGAGGTTAAGATGTACATTAGATTTATCTACAGGAACGCCGGAATGGCTTTCTTACCGCCCCACCTAGGTGAGACGAACCCTAACCTTACCGAGATCATTAAGAGGGCGGAGAAGGGAAATATAATGGAAGATACAGAAAATCTTATAGAGATACAGGCAATACACTATTTACGAATCAAAGAATATTTAAAAACTAAAGGAATACAAATATAATGTCCAGCAGTTCATACGGAGACTATCAATCAGAGCGAGATTTTATAAGCCACGACAGAAGGTATAGAAACCCTTTCTTTAACCTGGCGAATAACTTTATACCTAATAACATAAAAACCTTATTTAAGTATTGTTATTCTTTTTTCCACACTGATCCTTTTCTAAGTAATGTTGTTAGAAAATTAACTGAGTACCCTCTAACTAAAATACTGTACGATACAGAAGTTAGTCAGAATACAAGGGATAAGTACGACAAGATCCTACATGAGAAATTAAATATAAACACCAAGCTTATTGAGATCGGTTTGGATTATTACACATACGGTAACTGCTTCTTAAGTACCTATGTAAAAACAAAGAGATTTTTACGTAATACAAAGACCGGAGAAACCCAACCAATTGAAAAAGCTAAATACCAGTATCGTAATTACCGTTTCTACTCCGAAGGTGATGAATCGGTTGAATTAGAGATACAAGATGAGCCTATAAACTCTATTGAAGCTTTTAGAGTTGTTAGGTGGGATCCTAGAAACATAGATATACGATACAATCCTTTTACAGGAGATAGCGAATATTTCTACGAGATGCCTAACTCTGTAAAGAATGGAATTAAATTAGGTCACAAACACTTAATAGAGAGTACACCAAAACTTTTCTTAGATGCTTTAAAAGAGAATAAAAAGCTAAAGTTTGACCCAAAAAACTTCTTTCACTTTAAAAGACCGGGACTGTCTTCATCAGATATGGCCTGGGGCAAGCCGATAATTTTGGCTGCCATCAAAAAAATATATTATCTACAAATACTTCAGAGCGGCAATGAAGCTATTGCACATGAGCATATTGTGCCTAAGAAAGCAATTTCCCCTGCTAATACAGCTACTTTAGATCCTCTTACTCAAATGAACCTACCTAAATGGACTGGTCAGATGGAAGAGACCATTAAAAAATGGAGAAAAGATCCTAACTACATCGCTGTGTTCCCTATACCTATAGGTTATCAGGAATTAGGTGGTAACGCTAGAGGCCTTATGACTACTCCTGAGATGAAGTTCTTAGAAGAAACTATTATTAATTCTTTGGGTGTACCTATTGAATTTATTAAAGGTGGAACGTCGTGGACTGGTTCTTCTATTTCTTTAAGAATTGTAGAAAACATGTTCCTTACTTACAGAGGGTTGTTACTTGATTTCTTAAATCATTTCTTAATACCTAAACTAGTCCACCATTTAAATTATCCTGAAGTTAAAGTGGCTTTCAAAGATTTTAAAATGAGTGATGATACTCAGGCTAAGCAATTAGTTATTCAAATGGCTGAGATGGCTAAAATCAGTGATGATAAATTACTTGAAGTATTTGGATGGAATCCTGAGGAAATTAAGAAGCAGCAGAAGCAGAGTCGAGTGGAGCAAAGAGAGAATGCTGTTCACGATCAAGTTGCACAGGCCGAAGCACAGGGTAAGGCACAAGTAGTTATGTCAAAATACCAAGCTAGAGCACAAATGGAAGGACAAAGAGAAACCCTGAAAATAAAACTAGAGAGGCTCCAAAGCGAAATACAACAAGAGCAGGGAGAAATTCCGGAGGACTATTTAGATCTGATTGAGGCTATAGCTTTGAGACTGATGCACCTGCCTCCAGAAATGCAGGTAAGTAGTATGAATAAGTTGCAGAAGACTGCACCAACTACGTACGCTCTTGTTATGGAGGCGATACGCTCTTACCAAGAAGCTGGTTTCGTACCAACATCAAAAGGAATGAGTCCGACAGGCGGAGAAGAGGGTAACCCAAACACCTCCGGAGTAGGGGGAGAACCTCCTGCTAAAAAGAAACCCGGTACTAGAGAGGGCGATAAAGTTAAGGTGAGAGATAAAGAAAAAACCAAAGGAAATACAAGAGGAGAACCACAAGCATAATGGAAAAATACGGAACATACGAAGTTTACAAAGACAAGAAAACCGGCGAAATTATTAGAGAGCCGGTAACAGGAGAAGCTTCCAAGGAAGCCTCTAAAGAAGATAAGAAGAAATATATTAAACTCGAAAAGGACCCACAAGACGAGGAAAAGTAATGGAAATTATAGATCCAAAAATAACACCTGGTGGTTCTGAGGGAGTTAAGCGTATAAAAGTTTTCTGCATTAATAACGATGAGGACAAGACAGAGTACGAGGAATTACTTAATAATGATAATGTAACGATTATGAAACAAGATGGCCCCACCCTAGATAAAATAGGCAGGGCCATAATTGTGGTTACTTGGGAAGAAGAGACTTAAGAGTTTCTTTTAGGAACTCTCGTTTTTCGTCCCAGTGAAACTCTTTTTTTATTCTTTTGGCAGCATCTGGATTAAACAACTGTTTTTTTCCATTTGACTGCCATTTTTTATATACTCTCTCAATAGCTAGTACATACTCCTTCTCGTCCACAATGGGGCGCATACTCCCATTATCATTTCTCATATTCACAACCCCTACGTTAGGTATTAACTGCCCAAACTCTCCTAACATTTCAGGGATAGCACTATTTTTTGGAGCTATACTCTCTACTCCTACCGAAGCACTCTCCAAGAGAGAAAGACCACAGCCTTCACCAATGGTAGTACTTAAATTTAAATCGGCGCAATTATACAAAGCGTTCATAACATCAAACCCTACCTCACCCGATTCTAAATCATGGGCATTTAAATCTACATTAGAGTCGGGATCTGATAAATCGCAACCTGCATTTTCCATGTGAGTTAAAAAGTGGTCTGAAGCACTTAACCCCATTACACCTGATTGTGCGTTTGTGTGTAAGTATAGCTTTACATCTTTCTTCTCTTGGCCCAGTTCTAACATATCCTCAGATTGGCAAAGCTCACAAATGTTTAAATTTTTTGGTTGCCAATGCCCACAATCCTGGCATTCGTTATATCCGTGTGAGAACATTCTAAAAGCCCTTACTGTAAGGTCTAATTGTTTTCTAGGTTGGTACCTATTAACATTTATGCACACAAATTTATTTTGCCACCCCATCTTTTCTTTATTAGCCTTTATAAGCTCTTCAGGTAGTCGTTTAAAGTTTTTAAAATCTACACCATGGTATAGTTTATGTATTGGTTTGTCTAGGTCCGGATAAAACTCTTTTACTACTTTAATAGCCCAGTCGCTATAGGTTATAATAACATCGCTAAGCTCTAATGCAGAATGGTAAACCTTGCCCAGAGGATAGCCGTCTATTGGAAAATAACTAATGATTTTGGCATTCAGCGCTTTTTCGGAAATAGTTTTTATAACTCCATTTATGTTCCATATATCTTGGAACAAGAATATGACATCTGGCTGCTCTTCTTCTACAACCTCATAAAGTGTCTGAGTATTAAATGGATCTTGCCTACTATCTTTTGTAGGGTGTACATAGCTGAATCGGGATGTATCAAATTTACGTCCTCTGAAATTATTTATAGCTACAACTTCTATATCGAAATATTCTTCTAGTCCTTGTAGTAATTGATCTGCTACAATTGCGAATCCTGTATGACACTGGAAGTCATGCCAGGTAATTAATTTTGGTTTGCTCATATAAATTTTTTAGGTTTTTATTAATGATCAAATATACGAAAATCTTAACGTAAAAAAAATCTTAACGTAAAAAAAAGGAAGAGTCAAATAAATGACTCTTCCTGACGGGTAAAAGTTTGCAAGCAGAACTCACAAGAACGAAAATCAGGACACCTCTATACCACTAGTGCGGCATTGGGCCCGCTGGTGCGCACCGGTCGTCCGGGCGCCTCCAGGCCTGAAGACATCCCCCGGCAGCTAAGCGTCAGATCCCCCAGAAGATCTGGGTTAACCCGACGGCCAAGCCCCGGGGACCATGGCCAGCTCGCGCCGGCATGCATCCAGGTAATAGCTGCGAACATCGATGGACCCTCGAACGGGAGGAAACCCGCCGGATCCGGATGGTCATCACTGCAGTGCACTGACTTGTCGAACAGAAAGTAAGTATAAAGTTTACTTTCATGAAACATTGAACCCATTTTACTAGACCGTGATCGAGTCTAGGTGGAAACCTAGGAACGAGATCGAGTCTAGGTGGAAACCTAGGAACGAGATCGAGTCTAGGTGGAACCTAGGAACGAGATCGAGTCTAGGTGGAACCTAGGAACGAGATCGAGTCTAGGTGGAACCTAGGAACGAGATCCGACCAAAGGTCGAGGTTTAGTAAAATGGAATGTAACTTTGAGTGCGAAACGCACACACTTTTTAACTAAATAAAAAGGATCTTATATGAGATTCTACCTTTCTACCGTCTGTTGTTTGCCCTATTTAAATGATCCATTGAAGGATCTTTAGCACGTAAGGGCCTACGTGCATTATTCTTATACCTATAAAATATTTTTTTTGTTGATACTTATTGCCCTCCTTAAAGAGCATAGTGATAAGTTGTCCGTGAAGGAAGAATAAATTAAGTTCAGATTCTCTGGCAAACTGAATGAGGACGACCGATGCGAAGTGTCGGCCACAAAGTAAATAAACTACCTTATTTAATTTTGGTCGACGCGAGTGTCGTGCGCCCGCAATGAAGTTGTCACTCAGAATATGAATCTTAATTTTTCTTACAAGCGGACCGGCTGAAACGCGATAGCGTGAGGCCGTATCTGTCTTTAGAAGCGAAGCGCTTCTTTTTTGATAAAATCTATCAACTAAAAAAATTCCAATCGCTGCCTTTCGTCTTTGAACTTCTCCAACACCTATTACAATGGGAGCAGGCCTTATCATGATTGATCTTGCCTGCTAGATCAGGGCATGCTTCTCTTACAGTCTTGTTGTACTCAATGTCAACGTTCTTTCTACCTATGTTAAAAAAGATTCCGAATTTTCTTTTGTTCCATTCGGTCTGGATTATCCAGTCATCTTTTTCACCTGTGAAAGCGAACTGTATTCCGTCATTGCCGTATAAATCTTTTACTACTTCATAATTCTTGATGTTTTCATTGTCAAAGGATAGGACGATATTTGTAAGGTTCGGAAGTTGTCTAAGTGTCTCAAGCTCTTCTTGCATACTCTCCATAGTCAAAGACTTTGAGATAATATAAAACTTAAAAGTAAGCTTTGAGATGAAATCGTAATGCTCCTTAATGTAATCCCCGCTACCATAAAGACGGACTGGAAGTTTTTCCACTCTTTTCATCTTTTTGCTACGGCTCTTACGAGCTTTACGGTATTCGTTGTCTAGTTGTCTGGCAAAGTTGTCTGCGTTGTCTGTAGCCCAAGAATTATTTCTTTGAATTTTAGCCAGGTATGCTGGATAAATATTCTCCATATTGTCTACGTACATTTATCTTGACCTTTCAGTCGAGTATAGACTATTTCATTATCCTTAAATTTTTTGAACTTTCTTTTTAGTTTATAAGGTGATTCTTTATATAACTCATTAAACATTTCAACGTGTTTGCATACATAATGAGTGGTATAAGTTCCACACTTTTCTAACTTTAGAGATGTTTTAGAAAAGCCATGCTTTTCTAACTCGTTTTTTACTCCTCGTACTACACTTTTAGTTCCAGAGAACCCTAACTTTCTGTATTGTTTCCATTTACAATCCTCGTCAGGGATATAGATATACCCATCTGAGTCAAACAATCCAAAAATAAAAGGTAGAATTAATTTGTCTTTTAACCCTGTTGGAAATTTTAAAACTTTTGATTTGTTTGGGACCACTCCATGTTTTTTCAAATCAGTTGCTAGCTTTTTATTTGTTATTCTCAAAGAGTGTATGTAACCTTTATTTCTATCGTACCTTCTGACCGGTCCAGAGTAATTTAAAGCTTTTTTAATAAACTCTAAGATATCTCTGTCTTTTACTCCTATGGCCAAAGTCGTATAGTTTTTGTTTGTAATGCATCCATCTCCATATATAAAACCTAAAATGTATGCTTTTTCTCTTGTGTCTATTTGTTCAAAATAATTTTTATCTACTGTGTATTTCATTACGAAAATATACGTAATGAATATCACATATCCAAGGATATTCGGCGCTTGTGAGAGATTATTGTTAGGCTCACCCTCTAGTCGTTGAACGTTCAAGACCCTTTTAACCTAGGTCAAGCTTCGCTGCAGATTGCCATAGTATTACTACCTTAGGTTTCCTGCAATTCACCGAATTTTATCAATACATGTTACCATGTAAAGCTGCTACTATTAACAGTAATCGCACATTTGAGGACATGTGCCTCTGCGATCGAAGTCTACTGACAATACGGTTTTCGAATTCTCGGTAAATGCTCGATTTCGCATAAACCAGAAACTAATTTAAAAGTTAAAAATTAAGAGCTTTACGCTCCATTTATCTTATACCGGATTCACCGGAATTTTTTTCACTTGTTCAATAAAGAACTTGCCCTGTTGAGGATTGACCTGATCAATCCAATTAGCATATCCTCTAAGCTTTTGTTTTTCATCTGGGTCTATCTTTTCACCAGATTCTAAAAGGTTGTGAAGTTTTGCCCTGAACTTTCTTCTTTTAACCTTTGAAACATTGGTCCTGTCATTTACAACAATACCCGTAACAGACATTTGTTTATTTGCTCGTTGGAATCTGGTTTTTTTTCTGTTTATGACGAGTCCAAAATCTTCTATAATTTTTGTAACGTCTGCCAAAATATGAGCAAGGTCAATGTCTCCCGTTGCGTGTGAAAAAGTCATATCGTCTGCGTATCTTGTGTATGTTAGTTTATTATCTAAAGAATAACCATACAACTCTCTATCAAGATCGAAACAAGCTAAATTAGATATTACCGGGGAAGTTGGTGCTCCTTGTGGTAGCCCTCCTTTATAGCAGCAAAGCTCCGCTAGGTAATCTAATTCCTGCTCACTGAGGGTCGTTAAACTTATATGTTTCTTAGCCCTCTCAGTTGCTTCTCTGAAAACTTCAATAACCTCATCCTTTTCTACAGAAGGAAAAAAGTTCTTAAGGTCTATATTTAATAGAGCCTTTTGACCTACATGCTGTCTAGCACCATCCTCTATTCCGTATCCCGGTATAAAGCCGGTTGCAGATGCGTGTGGTCTCCCTTTATATAAAATGGAATGTAGAATGATGTTCTGTGCTGCTTTTAACTTGTCACTGGGGGCTGTTATTTTGCGTATTTTACCGCTCTTCTTTTTTATCCCAAACGTGTAATAATTAGCTTCAATTGGATTCTTTATTTCTTTTAGGTTCTCCTGACCTAATAGTTTTTTAATATTATTCATTTACCCTCTTAAAAAATATTTTTAAATATGGTTTTTGCCGCTTCAAATTTTTCATTACTTATGTCTTTGAGATGGACTACCTCATTAGAAAACTGCTCTAGGGATTTAGTAGTTCCGTACCCTCTATCCATTAAAATAGACGTTACCTTGACATTATTCTCATCTCTCCAACTTAAAAAACTTTTTAAGAAAGCATCAGTAACCCCGGAACATCCGTCAGTTAGCATTATTACATCTGCTTTAAAAAATTCAGGTTCCTTGTCGATCTCTATTCGAGACCGTTTTAATGGTACTTCAAAATTTGTTCCCGCACTTTCAAAGTATTCAGCCATTTCTATAACCTGTTCTACCTTAAAAGGCTTCTTAGGGCTAAAGTAATGTGTCACTAATTCTGATGGATGCGAGGCGTCAGAGAAATGTATCCCTAGAAAGGCTCTCTTCTGCCTCCTTGATATTTCTAAAAGACTTAGGGCAACCGCTTTCGTAAAGATTTCATTTTCTCCCTGCATACTTCCTGAGGAGTCCATTAAAACTAAGATGGGTCCCATCCCTTTTTTAGACTTAGTCCCGTAATTGTGTTGCATTAACCTTCTCTCGGAGTATTTCTTTAAAAATACTTGACGATACGTACTGTGGTTAAACCCTACTAATTCTGAGGGAAGCACTCTGGGGAGATCATTACCTATTGTTACATCTCTTAATGTTTCTTTGGCTTTACGGGAGTTTTCCCTCTCTCCCTTTAGATAGATCTCTTTTAATCGGCCAGCTAATAAAGATATTTCTCTAAGCTTAGGATTTTTGCTGATCTTGTTTATTAGACCTAGCTTTTCTTCATAGGGCATTTTCTGGTAAGAACCGTCATTTCCCAATCCCCAGTTCTTGATATTATCTCCAAGCTCCCGCTGCTGTCCAGCCAAAACATTTAGTGACCTAATTAGTTTTGATCTAACCTTATCTTTGAAAAGCTGATCTATTTTGTCTTTTGCTTTCTCCATAGCATCTTTTACCTCGTCCAGGGTATGTTCTTTCCCAGGCCCTAGTTTTTTAGAGGCCTCCTCAATTACAGATTCCATAGCTTGCATAATTTGGTTGTATTCTGTAATGATGTCGTCCAGATCCTTTAAAAGGTCCTCAATAAAAACCTCAGTACCTGTTATGGATGCTATCTTATCATTTCTGGAGAAGTTTCTTATTTCTTTGAAACGTGAAGATTTTGTAAAAGCCTCTAAAACTCTGTAATTCAGCTGATGAGATGATTTCATTAACTGTGGTTTTACAAGCTGGGGATAATGCCGGTATAGGGCTGTATAAACATCGCAGATTAAATCCCTCACCGGCGGGTATTTATCCTTATATTTTTGGACAATTTTCTTTAATCGCGAGCTTTTTTTAAATAATGTTTTATCGAAATTTTCTTTATCTATAGTAGTTGTATGAAAACAATTCTCGTACAGCTCTAACTCCTCTGATAGGGAGGTGTTGTTCTTTCCTAAATATTTCATAAATTTAAAGGGGCTCCTTAAGGGCCCCATATTATAGATTAAACTTGCATATCATGGATGCCGTGTCCTTCGCTAAAAATGCGTTTGACCCAGCCGTCAATAGTATTTATCTTTTTGTCTATTGTTTTTGTACTTTTACCGTCTGAAACTATTCCGTCTTTTATCTCGTCTAACCTGTCACGGACATCTACTAAGTCTTGAATGAAGTGCACATAATTACCCTCTGAGGTACCGTGCTCATTAAAAGCTTTCTTGTATTTGTCCATAACGTTCGTGGCTTTAGAAAACTCTTCGATAATTTTCTCAGCCTCTGAAGATATGTTAGCATAAACCTTTGCACTTATTAAAGGAATATCGTCATCATTTCTCCATAAGACGTTTACTAGGGTTTCCAAATCGTCTATCTCTGCTTCTTTTCTACCCTCTAGTAAAGCATTCGCTTGTACTATTTTCATGCTTTGATTAGCCATTCTAGGTGAAATTTCTAGTCCTTCAGATCGTAAAGCATTTTTGATTTTAACAAATGCTTTTAAAACACTTAAAGGAACTGTTACCTCACTTCGCAGCTTTTGTAGGGTGTGAACCTCGTCCAAAGTTATAGATGCTTCTTTTACACGAGTTCCCTCTAAAGAGTTTTGCATCATCTTTACAAGATTCGCGTCTTCTTGAATCGTATCTACTTTAAACTTTAAAATAAATCTGTCCAATGCGGCATCTAAATGATCATTAGCTTCCGGAAGTTCATTAGAAGCACCGGCTAATAAAATGGTAGGTACTTTGATTTGTTTACCGTGATTATGAAATACCCGCTCATTCATTACAGATAACAAAGAGTTAATAACCCCATTGTTACATTTCCAAATTTCATCTAAAAATACAACGTGAGCCTCGCTCAGCATTCCCTCGGTATGTCTCTCAAACTTGCCCTCCTGTAAACTAGTTAAAGAGTATGTACCAAAAAGTTCGTCAGGTGTGGTAAATTTACCAACCAACCATTCAAAATAGTCTGATTCAACAATTCTTTTTGAAAAATCTTTTATGAGCAGACTTTTACCTACTCCGGGATCACCTAGTAATAGAACATTAGTGTTAGCTATTATAGCTAAACTAAGACCGCGTATTTCTTCGGTGCGTTCTACGTGAAATAAATTTAACTCGTTTTCTATGTCTCTCATTTTTTGGGCTTCGCTTTGCCCTGTAAGAGTTTTTGTCATTTATTTTCAATTGTTTAGTTGTCTTTTGTTTCCTCGCCACTATCAACTGCTGCTTCGTATAAGCAACAAAAGGCATCCAGTAATGTTATCATTACTGTTGTCATGGAATTAAAAGACTGTGTTTAAGTTAAAAAATTAATGTATAAAAAAGGACCCGACCCGGATCCTTAAAATACCTTAGGTCATAGATAGTATGCCCTAACCGGGCCTACCTATAATTCCTTTCGTCAGGTTTCGTCACGGCTCAGTCGCCGTCGATGCCGGCGCCACTAGGACGCTCATAGGCTGTATAGCCTGTAGGCACGAAACCCTCCGTATGGTTAAGAGTGTTAGCATATAAATTTTAGCGTTCTTAATCGCTCATCATTCTTATACCCAAAAATGTTGACTTTCTGAACCCTCCTGCTTATCTTTTATTAGTCAATAATGATTTAAAAACAACCAATGTCAGATACAAATTTCTTAGACCACAAAGTACAAAATCAGCAGATACAAAAATCTCTGCAAGATTCCATAACGAACATGTTTCCTGTAGAACAAGATGGAAAAAAGTTAATATTATCCAATTTACAAATTGAAGATACCTTGGGAGAAACAGATTTCCCAGGCCAGAAAGAAACTAGGCTAAATAGAGGTAGCTGAGAAGTCCCTATTAAGGCTGATTTAGCTATAGTAGATTCCAGCTCTGGAAGAACTATATCTAGTAAAACTAATGCCAAAATTGGCGCTATACCAAAGCTCACCAATAGATTTAGCGCAATTGTAGGGGGAAATGAATATCAAGTTTTTAACCAGATAAGAAGGAAGAGTGGTGTTTATTCTCGTAAGAAAAAGAATGGGCAGTTAGAGAGTGAGTTTAACTTAGAGAAGGGTGCAAACTTTTCTTTGGAGCTAGACCCACAGAAGCAAATATTTTATTTAATTTTGAGAAGTGGAACTCGTAAATACCGTTTGTATACTCTGCTTAGCCATTTGGGTATGATGGACTCAAAAATGAAAAATGCTTGAGGAGAAAATCTTTTTGAAACAAATAAAAGTGGTTTTGAGCGAACAGAGCAGAGTGAGATTGTTGATTTATATAAAAAGTTAATTGACAAGAATAATGTACCTCAGACTCTTTCTAAAGTAAGCGCCGGGCTTAGAAAATATTTTGAAGAGACGGCAATGAACCCAGAGGTAAATAAAATCACTTTAGGATCCGGGCATAAAGTCGTTTCTCCAGAGGCTCTTATCGATGCCTCAATTAGGCTTCTTAATATTAACAAGGGGACAGAAAAGCCTGATGAGAGAGACTCTCTTATTTTCAAAAATATTTACGCACCAGATGACCTTTTAAAAGAATATTTTAATGCGCATGGTAAGACTATACAAAGAAAGCTACAAAACTCTTTAAGAAATAGAGACCAGGTTGGAGAAGTAGTTGCTTCAAACGTTTTTACAAAACCTTTGAGAAACTTTTTTACTACAAGTGATCTATCCTCTACACCGCCACAAACAAACCCTGTGGCTATGCTTACTAACGCACGTAAAACTACATCTATGGGAGAGGGTGGTATTCGAAACATGCACTCTATTACTATGGAGACTCGTGATGTTCAGCCATCCCATTTTGGGTTTTTAGATCCCCTTTCGACACCAGAATCTCTGAAAGTAGGGGTATCTGTGGGTCTAGGTAGTGAAGTTCATAAGAAAGGTAATGAAATGGTCACTCCGGTGGTTATGCCAGACGGTAAAATTGAAGACAAGAGCCCTATGGATTTTTATAACTCTACTGTTGGGTTTCCAGATCAATTTACTATGAAGAATGGGAAGCCTAAAGCTCTTTTCAAAAAGGTTAAGGCTATGAAAAATCACAAGCCTGCCGAAGTTAAACCTAGTGAGGTTGATTTTTATCTAAGATCTCCTCAAAGCATGTTTGACTTTGGTGCTAACCTAGTTCCTTTTTTATCCACTACTCAAGGTAACCGGGCCTCTACTGCCGGACGAATGATTACACAGGCCTTGCCTCTGGATAATCCGGAAGCCCCTCTGACTACTGTCAACCGAGACGGAGAAAGTACCTATGAAGATTTTATGGGAACTATTTTATTACCTACTCTTTCAAAAGAGAGTGGAAAAGATAATGTTGGTGGTACTGTAGATAAAATAACAGATGAATATATTCATATAAAAGGTGATGATGGCGAAGATTATAAAGTAGGTCTTTATAAAGATTTCCCTCTTAACCAAGACGGTTTTTTAAACACCTCCCCTATTGTAAAAGAAGGCGACAAAGTTAAACCAAAAGACTTATTAGCTAAAAGTAATTTTACAGATGATAAAGGAAGACTTGCTTTAGGTAAAAACCTGACAGTGGCTTACATTTCGTACAAAGGTAATTCTTTTGAAGATGGTGCTACTATAACTGAAAGTGCTGCCAAAAAACTTTCTCACTCCTCTATAGATAGGATCAATGTGTTCTTTACACCGAAGCTATCTGTGTTTGACAAAAAAAGATTCAGAGCCTTATTCCCTGAGGAGCTCCCTCCAAGTAATTCAGATAAATTAGATGAACAGGGACTACCTAAGCCTGGTGAGAAATTTCAAAAAGGAGAAACTTTAGCAGCCTTTTTGGTTAAAAAAGAAGTAGATGACTTAGATGCTTCTTTAAAAAAGTTAAATAAAGCTATTTACACTCCTTACTCTAAGAACGTAACCGTCTGGGATGAGGAAGATGTAGGGGAAGTTGTTGAGGTTAGAAAAACTGGAAGAAACATTGACATCTATGTTAAAAGTGTTCACCCTTTCAAAGGAGGAGATAAACTATGCGTAGATGAAGAAACGGAATTTCTAACTGATAAAGGGTGGAAATCTATTTTAGAGTTAAAGGGTTCTGAAAAATTCTGTACCCTAAATCCAAATGGAGAATTAATAGAGTACCAAGAGGCCCAAAGTATTAATATATATGACCATGAGGGTCCTATGTATAAGATAGCAAATACTACTATAGATCAACTTGTTACTCTAGGCCATAAAATGTATGTTAAGCCTCGTAACCCTTTAAATAGTGGATACGGTTTATTTAATCCTAAAGATATATTTGGTAAGCGAGTCAGGTATTCTAAAAGTGGTAAATGGTTTGGGGAGGATCTTGTAATACCCTCTGAAATACAACATGAAATTGATGCTTTAGATTTTGCTTCATTTATGGGATGGTTTTTATCTGAGGGAAATACTAACAAAACTCCAAAAGGGTATGTAACTACAATCCATCAGAGTTTAGAAATAAATCCTATTAACTATAAAGAGATAGTTAATTTACTAAAAAGGATGAATCTTACTCCAATTGAGCAAAAAGATAGAATTACCTTTAATTCCAAGTCTTTTTATTACTATTTAAAGCCTTTCGGCAAATCCTTTCAAAAATTTGTCCCAGATGCTATAAAAGAGTCTGACTCTGAATATATAGAAGCTTTTTTAGATGCTTACTGTAAAGGGGATGGTTCTATAAATAATAGCGGGCAAAAAGTTTATATAACATCCTCATTAAAAATGAGAGATGATTTGATGGAATTGATACTTAAAAACGGTATGGCAGCTAATTATACTTTAGCTTCTCCAGCCGGTACTCGGGTTTTTGAATATTTTTCTAACTATGATTGTTGGAATATTAGAGAAATAAAAACAAAATTGTACCCACAAGTTAATCATGGGCACGTACATGATCAAAATGCACAAGAAGAGGATTATATACACTATGAGGGCAAAGTAGGATGCCCTACTACTCCTAACGGTATAGTTTATATTAGAAGAAATGGTAAAACTAGTTGGACTGGTAATTCGTCGCGCTATGGAGATAAGCACATCGTTGGTAAAATTATACCAGATGACGAGGCTCCTCATCGCCCGGACGGTACGCCTGTTGAGATAATGGTAAACCCACAGGGTGTACAAGGTCGTATGAATATGGGACAGTTGTTAGATACAGCTATGGGTAAACTTTCTAAGAAGACTGGGAAGGTTTATGACATTAAGAACTTTAATAACCCAGAAGGCGATGAAGCCAAGCGAGTGTTAGACCTAATGAAGAAAGAAGGTGTAGAGCCTAACGAGAAACTTAGAGATGGCAAGAATGGAGATTATATTGAAAACCCTATTTTTGTTGGTAATAGACAGTATTTAAAACTTCGCCATCTTGTGAAGAAAAAAATGGGGGCGCATGATTTCGGTACTTATGATATCGATGAGCAACCTGCTGGTAAGGGCGCCCAGAAGATGGGTGAGGGTGTGACTTATTCTTATTTAGCACACGGTGCTAAGAATTTGCTCCGTGAGGCTACCACTATAAAAGGAAGAAAAAACGAAGAATGGTTCCGAAATGTACAGTTTGGTTTAGCACCTCCAAAACCTTCAGGTAATTTTGTTTTTGACAAAATGTTAAATTACTTAAAGGCTGCCGGAGTAGATGTAAAGAAAGAAGGCAATGGTATGCAATTAATCCCTCTTATTGATAAAAAAACCTTAGAGCTTTCCAATGGTGAGATAACTAAGCCCGCAGATATGCTCATAGGTAAAAACCTAGAAGAGAAAAAAGGGGGTTTATTTGATAAGAAACTCACAGGTGGATCCAAAGGGGAGAAATATAATCACATTTCTCTTCCGGTGGAGCTTCCGAATCCTATGGCAGAAAGTGCCATAAAAAGTATTTTAGAGCTTACTAACAAAGGTTATGATAATATTATGTCTGGTAAAGAAGAATTGAATGGTAATACTGGTGCAGCGGGTATTATAAGTTCTTTAAAATCCCTAGACATAAAGAAAGAGCTGAAGTCTACAAAAGAACTTCTTAGAGATGCTCCTCCTACCAATGTAAATAAGCTTAACACTAAGGTTAGGATATTAGACGCTTTGGATCAACAAGGATTAAATGCTAAAGATGCTTATGTTATTAAGAATGTTTTGACACTTCCTCCTAAGTTCCGACCTATCTACGCTTTACCTTCTGGAGATTTACAAGTTTCAGATATAAATAAACATTATAGAGACATCGGGTTAAAAGCGGTGGGTCTAAAGAATGCTATTGACGAGGACATTATAGATGATGAGGAGAAGGTTAAATATGAAAATGGTCTTTACTATTCTGTAAAAGCCATGCAAGGTTTTGTTGATCCTATAACATACGGTAAGCAGAAGTATAAAGGAGCTCTAAAAGAACTAGGTAATACTAAAGGTGGAATCATATTCGGAAAAGCTTGGGGCAAGCGCCAGGATCTTTCTGGACGTTCAACTATTACTCCAGAACCCTCCTTAGGTTTAGATGAAGTAGGTATCCCAGAAGAGATGGCTTGGACTATTTTTAAACCTTTTGTTGTACGTAAATTAAAAGAAAGAGGTATTACTGCTTCTAATTCTCTTAAATCTGTAAATGAGAGAGATGATCAGGGTAAGCAGGCTCTGTTACAAGTTATGAAAGAGAAACCGGTCATAATGAATAGGGCTCCCTCTTTACACAAACATTCAGTACAGGCTGCTAAGGCACAACTCTCTAGCGGTAAAGATATTAGAATAAACCCTTTAATTGTTAGTGGGTTCAACGCTGACTTTGACGGGGATACTATGTCTATAATGGTCCCGGCAACCTATGAAGGTGAGCAAGATGCAAAGAGTATGTTTCCTTCTAGGATTCTGTTCAAACATGGTGATAGAGGATTAGTCCCATCTGTTTCCCAAGAGTACGTATACGGTATATCAAAGCTCAGCGAGCTAAATAAAAAGACTGGAAAAACTTTTAAATCAATAAATGAAGCAAAAGAAGCTGGTTTAAAAATGACTGACCAATTTAGTTTAAACGGTCAAAACATGACATTAGGCCAATGGGAACTTAATAAAAAACTTCCTGAGAAGTATAAGGATTATTCCAGGGTTTTTAAAGGTAGCGACCTATCAAAACTACTAGACAAGATAGCAAGGAGCGAGCCTAATGATGTATTTGCAGACGTCATAAACCATTATAAAGACCTGGGAGCGTTGTATTCCTATAAAATAGGGGGAACCATCTCTATTGATGACATGGTTATAGATCGTAAATACCGGGAAAACCTAATTAAAAAGTGGGAGCCCAAGATAAAGAAAATAAAAGATGACCAGAAAAAAATAGAAGCTTATTTAGCTCTTAATAAAGATATAGGGGAGGCGCAAGATAAGCAGTTAAAAGGCAAAAACCGTATGCTTGAGCTTATTGAGACTGGTGCTCTGTCTAAAAGTAAGAGCGGGAATGTTAAGCAGGTCCTTAGTGGGCCGGGTATAGTTACTGACACAAACGGTAATCCTATCCCTATCCCGATTTTCAAATCTTATTCGGAAGGTCTAGATACTTTTTCTTATTTCAATACTTTTCCAGGTGTAAGAAAGGGGATCGTAGATAGATCTGTAAACACTCAGCAGAGTGGGGCCCTTAACAAGACTCTGCTCTCTGTTAATCGTAGACAGCTTATCGTAGAAGAAGATTGTGGAACAACTGAAGGAATTACCTTGAAGCTGAGTGATAATAATGTACTTGATAGGACTGCTCTTAACACTGTAAGAGGTGTAGTAAAAAGGGGCGAGATTATTGATTCCAGAGTTATTAATAATGCTAAAGAAAAAGGCATGGAATCTTTAGAGGTTAGAAGTCCTCTTACGTGTGATTCTTCAGAAGGTATTTGTCAGAAATGTTATGGTACTTTACCTGACGGGCAGCTACCTAATGTAGGAACGAATGTAGGTATTTTAGATTCCCAAGCTCTAACAGAGCGATCTACTCAGCTTACTATGAAGACTTTCCATACCGGGGGAGCGGCAGGTGGTAAGAAAGATGTTGCTTCTTCCTTTCCTCGATTAGAACAGCTTTTAAAAGTACCACAAAAAGTGAGCGGAAAAGCAACCCTTGCCCCTATTTCAGGGTCTGTGTCTGGTATTAAGAAGAATGATATCGGTGGGTGGGAGCTAAATGTAGGTTCTAAAAAACTTACAATTCACCCTGGCAGAGAATTACTAGTGTCTGAGGGGAACAATGTTAAAAAAGGAGAGGCACTCACAGATGGAGTTATTAAGCCACAGGAGTTAGGAGAGTTAAAAAGTCACTTAGAAGCTCAAAAATATATTGTTGATGAGATTTCTGGAGTGTACGACAATGACTTTCATAAGAAAAGTATAGAAACAGTTGTCCGAGGAATTAGTGATAACGCTGAGATTACAGAAGCACCTGATGACTCAGGTTTTTATAGAGGAGACAAGACCACTGAATCTTATCTTAAGAAATTGAATAGAGAACGTCAGGCAAATAAAATGGAACCTATAAAGTATAAACCTTACTTTAAGTCTGTTGATACTTTAAACGTTGATAGTAATGACTGGCTTACAAGAATTACTACCAACAGAATAAAAGATGGTCTTTCTAAGGGAATGGCTAAAGGACAGTGGGCGGATATTGCAGGAAAAGACCCTATCCCCGCATACATTTATGGGGATGATTTTGGCGATCCTAAAAAGAAAGGGAAAGATGAAGGAGGTTTTTACTAATGCCATTATTTGTAAATGAAGAAACACACGAGATAGAATGAAGGCAGCATACTTTTAATGCTGAAGTTCTAAATGGTGTTCTAAATCCTATTGAAGACCATGAAGAGGCTTTAATAATTACTCATGTTCCAAACAATAAACAGGGTTGGACCGTATATGTATTGGAAGAGATTTCGGCTACTGGCGGCATCACAAAAATGGAAAGCCTGGAATCTGAAGTAAAGAGGGGTCACCCTTATTATAGACTCATCGTCTCTGAAAGATTGGGTGCTTATTTGGAAGACAATGGGTCGTTCACCTTTATAGACAAGAAGGAATTAGACAAGAAAACGTCTGAGGCTGGAGTAATACCAAATATGGAAGACTCCCCGGAAGTAAAAAAAAGAAGCTCAGTAAAAGGCTCGGGAGAGTCTAAAACCAAAGAGGGTAGATATACTCCCACACTTCAAAGAGACGTTAACAATGAAAGCCCTATAAAAATCTTAAGGTAAAAAAATAGGACCCTAATTGGGTCCTATCTCTTTAAGAAACCTATTTACTATATTTTCAATAATTTCTTTTTTAACCTCTTCTCTTAATTCTCCTTTTAGATGAAGTAAAACAGGTTCAAGTTCCTCACTGATGATTACTCGTAAAGGTCCTATAAAAGATACTTCTACACTTTCTTCTATCCTTTTACGATCCTGCATAGGCTCGCCGCTCATCAAAGACTTTACAGCTGCCTTTGTAATTTCATCTAGTGACATTAATCTTTCTCAGATTTTCTATTTAGGACAGCTTTTTTATAAAGTGCCATGAGTTCACTCTCTTCTTGTTCGGGTGTTGGGTCCTCCATCCTAGGAAAAATTTGAGACTCATCACCCTTTACATTTGCTCCCTCTATAAAAGCCTGAACCTGGACCGAGTCAACATAACTAGCTGCAGATAAAAGTATCTCAGCTTTGTTGTGATCAAAGTCCTCACTCTCTATATCGGAGAGCATGTCATCTAAATAGGGATTGTGTTCTAAGTAAGTTACTTCCATTTTAAAAGTGTTTTCTGGCTAATAATTTTTGCCCTGTATCGGGACAGAGCATAAACATTGTTCCGTTAATATTCATAGGGATCATATCCCTTGCTGAGGGCGTGGACCTAAAAGAAGGTTTTTCACTCTTTTGGTGGTCCAAGATTGCTCTTCTAAGCTTTTTATTGATATTAGATTCTTTAAGCTTTTTTGCTTTTATTTTCATCTTCTTCAAGATATAGGTTTAATAATTTATCCACAAGGTCGTGTCTGTGATTAGCCTGTAATTCGATATGGGCTACTTCGTGGAGTTTAGTTGCTTTTTGGATCAGAAATGGTAACCCACTTCTTGATCTGTAATTTAAGTCTTTTTGTCTTGCATCTCCGCAGATCATCATTTTACTGTCTCTTCCTAAACGTCCAACAATCAATTCCATTTGATTATGAGTGACATTTTGGGCCTCATCTACTATTATAGCACACTTTGTATAAGTTTGCCCTCTCATCATAGCGATAGGTCTTATATCTATTTTACCTTCCTCTACTAAATATTGAGTATTATCTTTTTTTATAATAAGCTCTAGATTTTCGTAGATAGGTGCCAGCCAAGGATCCATTTTTTCCTCTAAACCCCCGGGCAAAAATCCCATACCCTCACCGGCTTCTACAGGCGGTCTGGTGATTATTATCCTATTTACTTTGCCCTCTAATAGCATGGTTAAGGCAGAGTATACGGCCACAAGTGTTTTACCACTACCCGCTTTTCCTGTAATTATGGTTAAATCTTTTGAATATATTAAGGACTTTGCGTCATTTTGTTCCGCTATTAGTCTTTGTTGGAAATGAGGTATTACCTTTTGTATTCTGTGTTTAGCTGACTTTGGCATAAAGTACTCCAATATTTATCAATAAGAAAAGAGCAGTGCCAAGAGCGCTGCTCTTGGTCTTATCTAAAGTTATTTGTTATCTGCATATACTTGAATTTAAACTGGAGTGTCTTTAAATTCAACTTGACTTTTATAAAAGTCTAAAATTCTTTCTTTTATTTCAGACTTACTTGAATGTTTTACCCATAAATTAAAGTCTTCTACAGAGTTCTTAAAATTTCCTATAAATTTACCTAACGCCTTTCCCTTTAAATTTGTTAGGTCCATTATAATATTTCCATTGAATTTTTCTGCAATCTGCCTCTTCTCTTCCATTTCTCTATCAAAGGCATCTTTTTGAATACGTAAGTGTACTCCAGGAAAACACTCATCAATAAACTCAATGTACTCTTCTTTTTTAAGATTGAAGTTGTAATGACGGTCAAAGTGCTTAGACTCTTTTAACCACTCTCTAAAGGATTGATAAACTTTTCTTTTCTTATCTCTCACCCTAGATCGATGATTAAGGTTACTATCATCAAACATATCAGCGCTAAAGTATTTTGAAGAGACAACAAATTCAAAGATATCTTCCAGGTCTTCGAACCCTTCCTCCCACTTTTTGTAATCTAGATCAATAAATTCATAAATCTTTTGTGGGTCTTTTGATATAGTTATTTCCCTTTTTACTCCTCCATTGTCTGTACGTAATGGAACTATAAGTCCTTTGTGTCCAAACTTCATCCCAAACTTGTGAATCATTTTTCCTACTAAATTATTTAAATCATTGTAGGAGTAATAAAAATAAGACGTCTCATAATGCTTGGGCTTCATATGTATAAGATCTACCTGAAACACTCTGGACCTATCAAGATCTAAGTCTAGTGGCACACCGATGGACCACACGTTTTTATTTTTTACGATCTCGGTTGTTTGGAAATATCTTTTTACATGCTCCTCGAGATCTGATCTGTAGGGCTCATCTGGTTTTTCTATTAGTATGTCTAGATCACCAAAAGATTTCTTGCTTTTGTATGAAAGTGTGGGCCTTACTTTAGTATTATAAAAATTTCTAAGGTTATTTACTATCAAGTGTGTTACTGATAGGAACTCGTCCCTCTGTAATCTTACAGAAGGGTTCTTTAGAGCGTTTCCTCCCATTTATCCTCCTTCTTGTATCGTGACTCTTATCTCTGATAAAAATTCCTTCTTGTCCGGCCTACTTAACCTGGTGTAGGCTTTTTTGTGGCGTCTGTATGTCTTTTTAAACTCCGGGCCTTTATCAAAGCCTAAGTTTATTTTTAAATATTTTTTGATTTCTTTTGCTGTACTTCCGTTCATTTATCCATCCAGAATGTTTGTATGTTTAAAAATAAAAAGGCCTCTTAGTGAGGCCTTAGTAGTTTAAAGTTTTTCTCCGCAATTAGCGCAGTATTTGAATTTTTTCTGTATTTTTGCTCCACACTCAGTGCAGTATTTTCTTACTGGGGATCCCGTAGGTTTTCTTGACATAGGTACTAATTTGATATTAGTAGTAAAGAATACACTACTTAGGAACTTGTCACTTACTAAGTTGAATTCTTGATCACTTTTAGATCCTTCTTCAACCCGCCCTGTTTCTCTCTTCTTATCTCTATCAGGTAGTTCTACTTCGTGCCCATCTATGAATAATTTACTTCCAATATCAAGTGTCCTCTCTCCACTGGACTTTAGCTCATGTGAGTTGTACGAGTCTGGAAATTTGGCCGTAGAGGTGTAAGTAATGTTAGAATCACCTAATGTTATACTAGGGGCACTTGAGTCTACCGTAATATTTCCTGAATTAGATAACCTGAATGTACCAGGGTTGTATATCCAATATGGATCTATTGTGGTATTATCTGGTGTGTACCGGTACCCAGTAGTTGCCCAAGGTGTGGGTCGATTTGTATCTTCTTTAAAGAATTTTATACAGATTGTCCCGTTATTTTTCTCAGCGTTCTCTGAAACGCTATCAGGTATGAAATAAGTATCAAAGCTGAACTTTGAGTCTTTGTCCATGAACCTGTCTAAAAAGAATCTTTCCCCGGGTCTTAATACGAGTCCATATTCCTCTTCCTTGCCATTTATAATAAATTTTGCAAGAACCTTATTGGGCGTCGGGTTGTTTAATTCGATCTCAAACTCCACTCCTGACTCCAGGTAATATGTTGCATCTTCGTCTGGCTTTGATGAGCCGCCTATTTCATAGGCTTTAAGCCTGTTGTTTTTGAGCGCAATATGCGCGCTAGGGTAGTTTGACCTACCTACTGATGAGTTATTCATTTTTCTCCTATTTTAAGCTAGTTAAACTTTACGCCAACCTATAGGTCTTTCCTATAGGCAAACGTAAGAGCTTAAATATAAGATAAAAAGTGTTAAGGTGCAATTGTGTGTTCTTGGGAACTTAAATATTTCCAGATTTGTGCCTGAGAGAAATGATGGTCAGAGACAAAGTAAAGCTGTGCCGTAGGAAATGCATAAATGTTATGCCCCAGGGTCTCCAGAATATCTACTTTTTTAGTGAACCTGCTGTTCATCAAATCTTTTACAAGATAAAATCCGGATTCTTCTGAGCCATCCACCTTTAAGTAAATTATGTCTCCAAAAGAAAGGGTTCCACCGTATCTTTTATGTAGGTCTCTGGAAAGTGCTATCCATTTTAGCTCTGAGGCTTTTTGAATATCGAACCAAGAACCATCAGCTACAATGTCCGGCGTGTCGTCTGTTTGACCCTCCACCGGGTGATACATGGTTACTTTTACGTTGGTAATGTAATCATATAGGGGCTCGATTTTTGCCTCGCACCATCCTGGTTGAGGTATTTCTCTTTCTTCTTTTATAGGCGTTATGCTTAGAAAAAGAAGGCTTAGAAGTATTATAAGTTTGTCCATAAAACAATTGTTTAGTTATCGGGATCCACAGATACTGCTTCAGGCCGTACACTCTTCGAATCAATAAAACTATCGATAACGGAGTGTGCCCACTCTTTTAGCTTGTCGCTATTTAAGTCGCAGTGTCCTGGGTAATTATCTGTACTAGTTGCACCGTCTGCAAGTTTATATTTTTGTGTTTCTTTAAACTCAAGATTACCGCTTTTAATTTTAAAAGTGATTGAGCTTCCTGCATGTACTACTGGTGCGTTTTGGTCGTCTGACATATCTTTTGATTTTGTTTAATTAAAGTTTGTTGTCTATCAAAAGTTGTCTCGTTGTCATTAAAATTTTTCCTAACTTGTTTTTTCCTTGGCCAGTCTTTAGATCGACTCCCCAATAGGTATCTCCCCAAAAATTACCTTCCCAAAGCTCCCAGCCTTCTGTTTCTATTAACTGTTTGGCTAGTTCTGGATTCTGAGTAAATTTTGCTTCTACCCCTATTTTCATTACAGCGTCTTTCTTGTCTTCCCAATCTTTCACTAGTTTTACTTTTCCTCCAAGCCTTTTAGCAAGTCCTGGAGAAGCTGCGTTAGCTATTTTTAGGAAGTCTTTTTCATTTACTGCTTTTTGTGATTGGTAGAAGTGCTCAACAGTGGGGAACGTTTGAGCGTAGAGGTTAATTTCGGATTCCCAAAAATTAGATAAAAATCTATTATGGTTTTCAAACTGAAATATTACTTTTTTCATAATGGTCTGTTATAGTGTTTATCATCTCATGAATATTACATTCATACCACCCTGCACAGTTATATAAATTCGCTTCTATAACATACAGATCCAAAGTCGAGCGTCCTGCCATTAGACGACCGGGCAATATTATGTTTCATATCTAGTTTATGAGTTCTGAGCTCATTTTGCGGATATGAAACATAACAATTCTTACTCCTCCGAAGGTGGTGTTTGTTCTTCAGATTCAAATTGAGACACATCAGTAGTAAAGTTAGATTTGATGTTTTTCCTAACTTTATCGATTGCCTGTGTTCGTTTCTGAAAACCAGATAAAAGTGCTTCCTCCGCTTTAATTTCCTCCTTGTGAAATTCAATCTCTGCTTGTGCTTCTGCCATGTCTCCTACAATAGTACTCTCTGCCATATCTAAATGACTTAGGGCTTTGTTAAAGAACTCATTTGCTGAGCGTAGACTGAAATTAGCCATATCTAAAGATTGTTTTCTTTCTTCAGATCGTGTTAAGGTGGTTTGCTCTTCTTTTTTATTAAATCCAAACATATGTTTAGTGTTTTGTTTTAGTTCTGATTAAGGTGCTACTTATGTCTTTATGGGGATTCTTTTTTATGTATGATATGTTAGCTTCCCCTGGATACCGGTATCCTTTTCTTGATACACAAATAGCATCTACTTTTCTATTTTGGAATAAAAAAGCCAGCCCGATTAGGGCCAGCTTGTTGGGTGAGCGAGGGGACTCGAACCCCCTAATAGACTAGGGCCACAACCTAGCGCTTCGACCACTTCAGCTTCGCTCACTTGTTAATTTGTCATAACAATAGTCAAGTCTCCTTCAACCTCTTGTACAGATGTCTTTGAGATTATATCTCCTAAGCATCCTCGGTCCAGCTCCATGTGTACTGCTAAGGATTTGCTGTTTTCGAGACCCTTACGGTGTCTGTCCAAAGTCGTCTTAGCTCGTCTAAGAGCAATCTCTCGTCCTTTATTAGGATCAAAAGGATACTTAGAGTCAGGATTATACCCGGCTGCTGCTACTGCTAAATTGTTTTCTTGTACAAGAAAAGCTACAATTGCGCACGGGGAAGTCCGATCTCCTGGATTACCTATTGTTTTATAGGTTCCATATAAGTTACTATTTTTCTTCTTTGTCATAGTTATGTGATTTTAGGTTAAATAAAAACAAACTAGGACATTATGTCCTAGTTAGTGTCTTAGTTGGTATTGTACCCTCAGCAGGACTCGAACCTGCACCCCTTGCGGGACCTGTTCCTAAGACAGGCGTGTCTACCAATTCCACCATGAGGGCAAAACTTATAGTATAAAATAAGTTGTTATCAATGCTATGAATGCTACGCACTCTACCCACCAAACAAACCTTGATCTGTCTTTTAAATATATGACAGGTGCGATTGCTACTACTATTGCCGATGGTATCCAAAGTCCGTGTAAAATAAATAATCCTACAAAGGAAATTGATATCGCTCCAACTGCACTAATTATGTGAATAATTCGAGTGTAACCGTTCGGACTTTTATGACTAATAGTAGTTCCGGTAAACCACAGAAGAGCCATTGCTATTGCTCCAAACATTCCCATAGGCTGAGCTAGATTGAGTATCCCAATCGACCCTAGGAACCCTAGGAACCATGCCCTGCTTGAACCCTCAAGGTTATATGTAGAGTCAGAGATACTTTCTAGCACACCGAATCTTTTTACTATATACCATATGTAAGCTATAAAAACCACTAGCTGTAATATTGTTGCTGTTAATTGAATCATGTTATTTTAATTGTTTGGTTAAAAGTACCGAGAGAGGGGTTCGAACCCTCACGCCCTATTTATAGGACTCTGGATTTTAAGTCCAGCGCGTCTACCAATTCCACCACCTCGGCAAATTTGAAGGCTTAAGGTGCCTTCATACCTCTTATACCAGTTAAGATTTTGTTGTGGGCTCTAACCAAAGAGCTGATTGCTTATCTTTCTCCTCGCCCAGTATGTTAAAATATAAAGTCGGGTTTATACCTCTTAAGAAAAACAAGACTTCTAATGTTTTGTAAGTATTGAATTTAAAACACTTATAAAGTTCTTCCCTTATTCTCTCTGTTGATACGACCGTCCCTAATCTGGAGCCGTCAATAACTCCCATAGCGGCTATTACCTCGTCAGTAAATTCAAGTCTTTTGGTTATTTTAAACCTGATGGCTCTGAGGATTCTTAGCGGGTCATCATTAAAAGACAGGTTAGTATCTTTAGGTGTTCTAATTAAACCGGCTTGCAAGTCCTCTTGCCCTCCGAAGTAATCTATAATATTTCCTTCCAGGTCCATGGCCATTGCATTTACTGTAAAGTCTCTACGTTCTAGATCATCTCTCAAACTTCCTAATTCCACTATTGGCTCTCTTGTTCCTTTTATGTAATCTGTTTCTTTTCGTGCAATTACAAAATCTGCAACAAGTCCCGCCATTTGATGTTCTTTAGGGAATTTGGCCCGTATGGTAAACATACTAGGGGTTTCAAGGAATACCTCGTAACCTTTATTTTTTAGGCTCTGGGAAAGCTCCTTAAAAGCATCAACCGGATTTTCAAAGTTCTATTTATCCTCTATAACTACTGAATAGTCAATGTCTTTTGGATTTTCTATTCCGAGGAGTCGATCTCGGATTGCGCCCCCTACCTCATAAAGTGTGTATTTCATAAATTTGTTATTTTTTAGACAATAAAAAAGCCCAACTCTTTTTATGAGTTGGGCTAACCTTAACCATATAACCACCAACACATAACTTACCCGTATGTTACTCTTGTGAGTAATAGATGTAAGATATGTAAAGGAGACATTACTATGAACATGTTAAATTTATTATCAATATTATTGTTGAGCGCGATACCGGATTTGAACCGGTGTTTTCTACATGGCAAGCAGATGTCCTGAGCCTCTAGACGAATCACGCGATAGTGGCGGGGGATGGATTTGAACCACCGACCTTCGGGTTATGAGCCCGACGAGCTACCAGCTGCTCCACCCCGCAGTGTTTATAAAATATAAGAATTAAATTTCTTGTTTGCAAATATTTTATTGCTCATAAAAATAAGAGTTAGATATTGTATCCTTTTCCCAATTCCAAGATTTCAAAACTGAGTCGCTTTTTGAATCTAATAGGTTTGCGGGCTTTACCTCTAAACGGTAAATTTCTAACTCTATTGACATTGTATCCCCTAAGGCCTTTCTTTGAAAGATGAGTCCTTTTTCTATGTCTGATAAGTTATGTTGAATAGTCTGCTCTATTTCTTCGGGCTCTTCTTCGCTACCTATCAGTCCTTCAGGCATTGTTATATAAGCTAAGAGGCCGAAGATTACAAAAAATATGAAGCCTCCGCAACCTAATCCCATTTCCCCGTCTTCTAGACCAAAGACCATTATTAAAAAGCATGCAAAGGCTACAATTAAAAATAAGATAAATAATATTATCATGATATAGTTATTTGGTTAAGGTTAAAAAGAGCCGGCTGGGAGATTCGAACTCCCGAGGGGCAAAGCCCGCTGGTTTACAAAACCAGTGCTATCGACCACTAAGCGAAGCCGGCGTAAAGGATGGTGAGTTACCACCACCCATTTTTATATTTTTTGTAGCATTCAAAAACAAAATCATGACGATCAACAGCTTTGAAAGTTCTTAAGGCCATATTCTCTCTCCGTCGCATGCCCTTTTTCATGCCATGTCTTATCGATGATTCTACTCTTGTGTTGTAGGAAAAGCTATTTCTTATTAACTCTCTACTATCATAGTGAGATTGCTGTTTAGCGTAATAACTTCCTCTAAACTTTAATTGAGAAGGGAAAATAGCCTCCTCTTTGCAGATGCTACACCTACAAATAGCAAGATGATCGTTATACCAGAAGTTACCTTTTAAAGATTTAGGGATGCAAGAACACAAGAAATTATTTTCTTTTGTGTGTACTCCTCTCTGGTTGATCTTCCCGCCACATGTTTTACACCTTTTAATTGTGTAGTGATAAAACTTTTTATATGTCTTACCCATGGACCTCCATGTTTATTTAACGTTTACGTTACTTCATGGTGATCCTCCTTTTTACTATTAACATAAGCTCTTTTCTTAATTCTACTTATTGGCCACTTAGAAACACCGAATCGGTATAAATTCCATATAGAGGCCCAATTTGGCTCCCTTTTAAACTCTTTACCTTCTTCGATCTTTTCTTTAATTGTGTCTAAATGCCAAGCCCACTTCCAGAGCGTGCTTTGCTTTATTTCGCTTTCCTCGCCAACGAACCAACGCTCTTCTTTATTTTTGAGTTGGTGTCTTACCCACGCTTCTGATTCTTTTACTATTTGTAATGCTAAATAATTATCCATTTTTGTTCTCCTGTTTTAGCGCAAGAGGTAAAGAAGAGATAATTCTTTTATCAAAAGGTCCGCTTTAAAAAGATGTTTATCCTTAGTAATAGTTAACCGATAAACAGCATCCATTCCAAGATTCTTTTCTACCCAGTTTCTTTTCTCTGTATAACACAGTGGGTTCTTAGCGCTGGGCGCAGTAAGTATTTTTACATTATACTTCTCTTTTAATCGGTGGTAAGCCTCAATAGCTCTAGGCATTGGCTTCAAGTTTTCGAAAAATTTATACTCGCTTTGAGGGTATTTAATTTCCGGGTCCTCTTTTTGCCTTGCATAGTAAGAGCCATAAAAGTCACACAAAACTAGGTCCATGTCAATGGCCACTATTGGCTTAGTGTCTAGTACACCTCTTCGAGCTCTTTCCCAGGAATCACCTGTCTGAGTTATGTAACAAATCCACTCATCACCCTTGCTATCAAAACCTATAAATTTCTTATTATGAGGTTCGGTTTCTTTAAATAGGTCTAACTCTTTCTTAAGCTTTTCTGTCATTAACTTCCCTCATAAGATAAAAATAAAATGTTGTCTTTCATAGACAAATTCAATTTAACTTTCTTAACTCCGGAGTTATATAACTTTTGAGCCTTAGCGTTATATTTAATTAACTGTTCATCTCGTTTGTCTTCGTCGTTAGATAGAAAATATTTTTTAGTAACTGTTGCCATAATCTGGTTATTATTTTATTAGGGTTAAAAAATTAGTTAATGCTTCTGCTCTGGGAAAATCCCTTTCGGCAATAACTCCTCCCCAAGAGCGTGCCTTTTTTCTCATGTTTGTTGCAATGTCTTTTATTATTTCTAGGGACTCTTCGGTGTGGAGAAGTCTGCCGTTATCGTAGATATATGGATGATGTTGCCATCTTAAAACTTCCCAAACTATGGGGCGAACAGGTCAGCCATTAAAATGCTCTTGCCTGCTCCCGGTCCACCAAAAATGTTAACTACTAATGTATTTTTCAAGTTCTTTCTCCAATTCTTCTATTGATGTTTCAAAGTCTGTGTACATTTGAAAATGTCCAAGGCTTTTGTAAATATCTAAATTACCAAAGCGGGCAAATTCAGGGTGTGCACATACAATCACTTTTGTATCTTTGTGTGTCATGTATCCTAGCTCATACAAAGATATGGGAGAAAGGCCATCTTTGTGTATGTGAAAATACGCTACAGAGCAATTATCTAAATGGTGTATCTCCCATTCGACTTGTTTTCTAAAGTAATTATTTTTAATACTTTGTTTTGCTTCAGGGTCCCAATCGTCCCTTCTGGGATTAAAAACCCAAAGCTTGTCAAACTTGTCTAATAGTCTTTGTGCTACACCTTTTTGCCAGTCGGGGGAACTTCCCATGTTAATACTCCCTCCTATAAAAACTGTGTTTTTCCAATCGGCTTCAAATCTGATAGGTGGTTTAAGTTCCATATTATTCTGCTAAATTTTTATTGGAAAATCCCGGCAAATTTGTGACCTCAGATATGATCTCACTTTTTACCGATTCTGGTAGATGGATTGACTCTGTTGCAAATCTTTCTGCGGCTCTTTCATGGTCCGCATCAATATCAACCTCTATCTCTACTTCCATCGTTACAAGATCAAAGTTATGATAGTAGTCTATCTCGATATCAAAAGTGTCCCTAAAAATAGTGTATCTTGTTTTTGATAGACAGTTAGAGTAAAAATCTTTCTTAGCTTTAGTGAATTCCTCTAAGTGGCTTTCCTTATGACTCTCTTCTCGGGATAACCCTTCCCCCTTTTTAGTGGTTATCCAATAATCTGAGTCTTTCCCTGCTACAGTTCTTTTTGTAAATCTCTTGCCTTCTAAATAGGCATATTCAAGGTGAATTACCTCAACATTACTTTCAAAAACATCTCGTGGGAGTCTTTTTAATACCCACTTTCTTTCAATCTCTTGTATTGTTTTTTCTTGTAACTCGCTCGCCATTACTTATTCATGCTCCCGGGCTTAGTATAGGGGGAGTTTCCTCTTCCTTTGTAAGCTGAGGTCATTTTTTCATAATTACTAATTCTAGTCTCTAAGCGCTTTTTCTGCTTCTTCGGTTTTACGTATGATAGTGACATGTGTTCCTATTTTGTTAAAAGAAAGCCGACCTTTTAAGGGCCGGCTTTTAGTGAATCGATTTTTTTTAGTTCTTTAAAGCTTCTACAAGCTCGGCTTTTCTTAGCTTAGAATAGCCAGTCATGCCTCGTTCCTTAGCTAATTCTTTTAGCTCGGGAACTTTTAGATCTGATAAATCTGTTGTAAGTACCTCTGGTTCGTCAGGTTTAGTTTTCGTAGCTGACTGATCTGGTTTTGGTCGCTTGTTTCCATCCTCGCTACCGGATACTGTGACCCCGGAGGTTTGGGAACTGTTTTTACTGGACCTATTAGCTGCCCAAATTATGATAACTACTGCTAAAACTACTGCGATGCTGATTCCAATTATTAATTCTGGTGTCATTTTATAATATGTATTATTTGTTTTTGATTAGGTTAATTTTTCGCTCATCCCAACGCATACGCCAATTGTGTTTTGTTTCGGCTACATGATTGGGTCGAACCCATTTAGCTACACATGTTGTAAATTCAGTGTAAGCAAACGGTCGGGTAAGTCTTAAAACTATCCCTTCTTGAGTTTCTGTGTCTAGAGACTCAATAGTGTCCAAAAGGATTTTCCTATTGAACTTTCCTTCGTATAAGGCTGGAACTAGTTTAAATCCTAGTAATTCTGCCCATACTTTTGTGTCTTGCCAAGATAAGCATTGATTCTTTTCATTCCAAATAGAAAACATTAGAAAATAAGATTCCAAATCTTCATACTTTATGGAATGTTCGGCGTACATGTTTTCCCCGCAAACTCTCCAGTTTTTAGGGATCAAGTAACCTTTCTTAGCTTGCAGACCCTTTACCCAACTTTGTGATGGATGGGAATTACCATCGACACTTCTTGCGTGGAAATAGTCTGTGTACAGGGTGGCATTTTCTCCATCCATTTTCTCCGTTATGACAATTTCCTGCCCTTCAAAAAGACTAAAGTCTTTATGGGTTCGATCATCTTTTGTAGCGTTAGATATAGGGAGGTGCCATGTTCTGGGATATTTTACCCAATCCCGGAACAAGTCTTTTATGTATTGAGGTATTATTTTTTGAACGTTCTCGTCAAAGAATAACTCTCCTTTGGTTCTGGTCCCGTCAGGTAATATATGATTGCCCCACTTGTCGTACCTATGATCGGAATATAGATGTGGTGGTATGACATTTTTGGTTATTCCCGCTGCTCTACGTATTTCTTCTACAGAAGCTACCGTTTGTTCAGCATCGATATGACAATCCCCGCATAAGCTCGCGCCATTATTAAGATAATAACCACCGTCCGGAAAAAGACGCCTTTCTATGATATGGTGTGCGTCTTTAGCAGAATCCCCACATAAAACACATTTGTTGTGGTCTCTACGAAATACAGCTCTTCTAAAATCCTTACGACTTAAAAGCTTATCTGTGTCATTCATTTTTGATCCATTTGTGGAAGTATTTAACTCTTACTCCTCTTTCTTTAGCTAATTTAACAGCTAGTCTGAAGTTTGGTTCCATTACTCGTTCTCCAGCTATCTCAGCATAAATACCTACAAAGAGTGTATTATTTGTAACACATCCTTAAAAGGTAAGCAGCGGAAATATTGTTCTTTAAAGTGTAAAAATATAAATAATGCTAAAAAAAATCAATCTTATAAGGCGCAGCAAAAGAGAGGGCATAGAAGAAAAAAAGCCTTTGTAGATGAATTAGGGGGAAAGTGCTCTTCTTGTGGTTACAAAAAGAACTACTCTGCCCTATGCTTCCATCACAGAGATCCTTCTCTAAAAAGGTTCCCTCTTGATCTTAGAAATTGCTCTAATAGGTCTCTTAAGTCCTTAAAGAAAGAGCTTAAAAAGACCTTATTGCTTTGCCATAATTGTCATTCTGAATTACACAATCCAGATATGTTGATAGTTTAGTGTTTATTAGTTAAGACCGATGCTCTACCTTTGAGCTACGAGCCCTTGTGTCCCAAGCCAGAAGTTTTTACTAGTATTACTTCTGACCCTTGTCCTCATTTCGGAGGGTGGACTAGTTTATATGTATAGATTCCTGCTACCGATGTATTTGCGCGTCGTACGCTGATACTCCTACAGATTCTAGAGAGGCCGAGCTTTCCTCCTTTTATGACGCATTTCTTGACTTCTATACATAATCTTTGTCAACCGTCCCATACTGATCGTATGTTACAACAAAAAGATCTTCACCTCTTAGCCTTAGAATAGACTTATCCCCATACTCGTGACAATCAATGTTCCATCTTTGGGCTTTTTCATTAAAGTCGCACGTATTGGTGGGAGTGTGTCCCGTGATCTCTATGATATCAGAATGCAATCTTTCGTCACATTCTCCATCACGTCTCCAGGTTATTCCTCCGACCCTCTCCTTTCCCCCGCTCATTTTCCCTGCTTTTAGAAGGGGAGAGTGTCTCATGATCTCATACATATTTTTATCATCAAAATGTTCTTGTAGGAAATCTATTGGGTCTTTCATTACCGGGACTAATCTTGGAGAAAGTCCCGCATGAGTTATGAGAATGTCTTCTTTCTTTTCTCTTGGGATGTGGAGATATGGTACACATCTAGGGTGGTTCTTTATTTTTGTGTAGATATCTTTGAAAGCATTTGCCTGTGTCCTTGTGTATCCGGAGGCATAGTGCTCCGCTGGGTACCAATATGACATATCATGGTTTCCCCATAACATCCACCCCCCTTCGTTTAGACACATGTACACAAAGTGCATGAGCCTTAACTGGTCATTCTTACTTTTATGGAATGAGTCGCTAAGGTCTCCTAAAAAAATGGGAACGGGTTCATTGTTTCTCGTCCATCCCCAAGAAACGGCTTGAGAGATGCTATTAAAATTCCCGTGCCCGTCTCCTATTATTATAGCTTCTTTAATTTTTTCCATTGCTTCATAAAGGCTTTTCTACCCTGTCCACCGCTTTGGTTATTCCAGAGAAAAACCACAATCTGGGTAGCTAGGATGCATAAGGCACCGAATAAACCAGGGTGAAAGAACATTAAAATTATAATTGCAAACCACATCCAGCCGTAAACAACTGCTTTTAAAGGGTCCGATAATGAATTTAAAAAGTTATATATTTTTTCCATAGTTTTGTTTATATGTTTAAGTTAGGGAGCCGGCGGAAGGGTTCGAACCTCCGTAAAGGGCTTTGCAGGCCCCCGCCTAGCCACTCGGCCACGCCGGCTTATTAATTAGACCAATAATAACAAATAACTCACTAATAAACAAGTTGAGTGTATGAACTGATCAAAACCTATGATTGCCATTCCTTTGTAAATATTCTTATCTGAAAACGCCCTGCTGGACGCTTTACTTGTAAAGTAATCTGTAATAAGGTGTAAAATCGTGTTTAAAAGCAAATATACTGCCGTGTCAAACGCTGGTACGCCTGCGTACATAAAGATAGGAAATAGTATCAGTGTTAGCATCATCCCATAAATAGACACATGGAAAGACAGTACATCAAATCTGTGGGATTTGTTATCTGCCATATACCGGCTCTGTAACAAGAAGTCTGCTACGTAATGGGCTAATAAAATTAGGACTATTATCTGTGGCTGCATTATTGTTCCTCTACTCTGATTATTATCCCATCATCTGTAGAGACTTCTATAACACTCTCGCCAGTTCTATGGGATGTTGTTTTTGGTATTCCGTTTTTCTCAATCTCTATAAAAGTATATTGAGGGAAATGTTCTTTTGCGTCTTCTAAGTATTGTCCCATTATAAGGGAACTTGGAAAGTCTATTGCCATTTTTATTGGATTAAGAATGAGAGGAGGTCGTGGGATTCGAACCCACACGCCGCCTAAGCGACTAACGGTTTTCAAGACCGCACCCGGTACCCAGAATCTTTCGGGTTAGGCCTCCAACTTTGTGTTTTAAAATTTAGGTGGATCATCTCCTATGGTCATTATCCACGAGGATGCTTCGTTTTCGAATTCTTTTTGAGCGGACTCTTTTTTATTAAGCTGCTCTATTCTGTATCTAATCTCCTCCGTCACATTAAATAAAATTGTTCCTATGACTTGTTTTACATGGTTTAAGGATTTGTAATGATCTAAAAAGATTTTAAAGACGAGTGTTTCATTATGAATCAAGCTAACCGACCCTGAAGAATCTGCTTTGTTTACAGCTAAATGTATGTTGCAGGTAT